TATCCCTCTTGCGTATGGCGACAAGCACGCGGTCGGTTTCCATCTATGCAAGGCTCCTCTGCTTCGTAGTCTTCGCCCGATGTACAAACTCGTTGACGCATTCCGGGCAATCCATATGGTTCGCGTTCGGATCGGGAATGACGCGGATGATCATGTGGCCGCATTGCAGAATGACGCTCTCGGTCCCGTCGGTTTCGGCCTTGCGGGATTCGATACGCCGCGAGAAGTAGCGCGCTGGACTGCGCCGGAATCCCTCGGCGCGCCGCTCCGCAGCCTCCGTATTCGCCAGCAAGGTCGCGAGCTTCGCGGCCAGCTTCCTATCGAGGAGATCAGGATTCACCGTCACACCAGGCGGACAGAGGATTTGCCCGCGCTCGGCCGCGCGCAGCGCTTCCTTCTCCTGTTCGGTAAACTCATCCCGGATCTTCTGCCACGTGGCATTGCGAACGAACATCAATTACTCCTTGGGCTTCTCGGGTTTTTCAGGCGGCAGGAACGACGGCTGTTGCATGACGCGATCACGCAGCGGCGGCCGCTTGCCCGCTGTTGCTGGCGGGGCTCCGGGCGCTGGCGCTTCCCCTTCGGCGGGTTCCTCTTTCATCCGCATGAGGTCCGGCCATGTGAAATCGCCCTCTTTCAGGCCGTTGTGGATGGGAGCCAGATCCGCCAGATCCTTCGTCGTGAGGGTTTCGAGCGGCTTCCCCAAATACTCCTTAAGCATCGAAGCGGAGATTCCCAGGCCGGCGAAACGATCCAGTACCTTCTTTTTCGCCGCGTCCGGATCCTTGGCAGTTTCGTCGACCACGGTGCGATCGATGAGCATACGCGCTTCTTCCAGCACGTCGCTGGGCAACAGCCGCTGGCCCTGGTCGCGGATCAGTTTGGATCGTTCGGCGCCGATGAGGTTGCGCATTTCATCCTTGGTCGCCTCCAGCAGCAGCACCATATCGCCGTATGAGTTTTCCCGCTGGCCTACGACCTTGCGGCCCTTCTTCGCTTCCTTGCGCTCGATGACCTTCTCAATCACCTGCTCGGTCCCGTAGCCCGTGTTGCGCTCCACATCCAACACGGCCACAAAGATCTTGGTTTGCCGCGCGTCGTCGGCGATTACCCGGCTGATGACATACCAGTTCGTAAAGTGCTGCAGTGCGTCCTCGATGAACCGGATGGAGAAATTCGTGGCGAAGGCCTCTTCCCATTCCCCGGTTTCGGGATTCTTCTTCCGGCCCACGGGTTTGTGATAGAGCGCTTTCTCGGCAAATAGCGGCCGCCGGCAATCCTTGAGCAGGCCCTCGCGAAAGACATCGACGTCCCGCCGCCAGCGGCGCGCCGCGATAATGCGCGCTTCGATTTCCGCCTTGGCGTTGGCGGCCCCCGCGGCGATCGTGGCATCGTTGCCGATGGTGACTTCCTCCACGAGATCCTGGCGGATCGTTACCGGCCCGCTCTGGGCCCGCTGGATTACTTCGTCATTAGGCACGTTTGGTCTCCTTCTTTCGCCGGAACTGATCAGCCTTTGGACAGGTCGCAAAATGTGGCGTCCCATCAGAATCGTACGGCGCGGCCACACCGTTGCGATGTCTCACCCACAGGATGGGCCGATTGCAGCCGTTACAGTGGTCCGCAGCGCCGATTTGCTTCAGCAGCACTACCATTCGGGCAAGTGCTTCATCGCGCTCCTGGCGCGCCCGGCGCAGTTGGTTTACGCAGTGTTCGATGCTGACATTGAGTTCATCAAGGCTCTGTTCGAGTTGTTGTTCCATCTTCGGTTTCCTCCACGTGGCAATGAATCTGCGCACCGCACAGGCCGCACTTGCCGATGACGCTGTTGGGCTCGGGTGGACTCACATAGAAGGGCGAGGTGCCATCCAACAAACCCGCCTGAGTTTCCACCAACTCGCGCGGCACCCCATGAAAAGTAATGCGCTGCTCATGCGCGCGCTCGCAGATGGCCACCAGAATATAAACACCCGGCGGCCGCATGTTCACAGTCCCCACAACGTTCACTCCTTTCGTAGATTTACGGCCGCCGGATGAACCGTTCATGATGCCGTTTTTGGTGGATTGACGCTGTAATCCTTCACCACCACGCCACGCTTCTCTGTGCCCCGCGCATGCTGCGGAACCCAGAAATCCCCGTGTATACCCCTGCCGAATAACCCCGGCCCGGTTTCTGGATAGTGCGCGAAGTGCCCACGGCAGATATGCAGCGCCCGCTGCAGGCCCCCGGTTTCGATCCGGCCCTCCTGGCGCAGCACCTTTTTCATGGGCTCAATCTCAAGAATGTGATACTTCAGCATCGGCGGTTTGCCGCGCTCCAGATTGCGCTTGGCGAGCGCCGGCGGCGGGGTCTTCACGATTGCGTGGACGTTCTTGCAATGGAAAAAAGAGAGAGCTAGAAGCGTTGGCAAGACATAAGTCAACTGTGTTCGTGACTCTTCTTCATCCATTCGTGACCAGTCCGGGAATAAACGAACCTTGCCATTACCGCTAAAGGTATTGTCGACCAATCGACCGTGGCCATCAATTCCCTGGTCCCATCTGAGAATCCGTGCGGCGAAGTGTTGCTTGACCGCCGCCCTAACCAGCAAAATGTTGTATCGCCAGCGCTCCTCTATAGATTGCCCACCGCCTGCAAAAAACAACACGCCGACACGTGAATCCTCTTCCGCAACAGGAGGAACAAAACGATGACCGCCGACCAGTACCCAAGCGGGCAGCCTATACTCAATCCAAAAATCTGGAAATGGCGGTGCCAAGTTAGGAAAGGCCTTTTGCCAATCCTCCCATTTGGGGCATTCGGTAATTTGCAACATATACTGAGCTACATTGTCGGCATTGATAATTGGGACTTCACGCAACACACGACGAAAGGCATTCGTGTTCTCCAAGGTCATACCCTGCATCGGTATAGTCTGTAGGCTCTCTGCAAGTAGACTCACGCCGCCGCCTCGCGTAATCGATCCGCGGTGAAGTGAATGCGCCGGTAACCCGCTACGGTTGACGTAAAGCGCTTGACGAGTTCGCCGCGCTCTTCGTCGGGTCGGCTGAGCAGGAGTGTCCGTGCCAACGCCTGCCAATCGGTCTCCTCGTGGTCCTTTATCTTCTTCCAAGTGAAACGCCCGCCGAACCAGGCCAACCCGTCATCTCGTCCGATGGTTTCTTTCAACTGGTTCTCCAGCAGGGCCCGGCGATCCAAAACCTCGGCCACCTCGGTTTTTTCCTTAATCCGAACATCCGTGTAGTCCTCCAGCAGCGCGATCTCCGTCGCTGTCGCCTTGCGGACATTGCCGAAGTTTTTTGGGAAGGTGCAGCGCAGCCAAGCGGCGGACTCTTCTGATCCCGTAATCGGCGGCCGTTCGTCACCCTGGATGTAGCGCTGCCAGAATTCATAGCCGCGCTCCACCAGCGCCCCCTCCATCTCCGGGTCGCGCGGGTAGTCGTAAACCCACAGATCCGACTCGCCAGCCCACGCCACGATCATCGCCTTATCGAAATCCATCACTGCCATCTGGATGGCGACCTGTAGGATGTATTGCTCCGGCACCTCCGATGGACTTGCGCCCCAGTGGTGCCGCTGATGCCACTGCACGAGTTTGGCTTCGGCGATGAGCCGGTTGATCCGCACCAGCGCATCGCAGGAAGCTACCAGCCACGGATGCTTGGGATGTTGCACCGTCTTGTCCCATAACTCCAAATCTGATCCGCTTTCTTCCGCCCAGACCTGTAGGATGTGCGGCTCCCAACGTTTGCCGGCCCTCATCCACGGCTGCGGTTCTCCCTGCGGCAACTCGCCCTTTTTCTGGGCCCAGAGCGCGCGGGCATCGCGGCGCGGGTCGACGCCAAACACGCTGCCGAATTCCGACGCCGCCAAAGACCGGCGGCGCAACTCCAAATCTATCGCCATCCGTAAACCTCCCTTTGAATCAGCCGGAACTCCTCGGCGCTGCACGGTCCGCAGAGCCAGCGGTAGCCGATCCAGTGGATGCCGTACTGCTGATGGCACTCATCGCAGGGCACCGGATCCTCGCTGGCCGCCGTGGCAGGAGGCAGCCGGAGGCGCAGTTGACGCGTGGTGACACACGAATCCTGTGTGGAATTCATAAAGCCCTCGATTAATCGATTGAGATTAGTTGCGGGAGCCGGGTGAGCGGCCCTTGGGATGTTTCTTGGGCGGGGTACCGTGTGGGCCGTGGCCGTTGTGCACGCCCAGCCTTTCGCACAACTCATCGATGGCTAAATTGGTGAATCGCCGAATGGTCCAGTGTTCCCCATCCTGGCGGCTCAATATCTCGCGGCAGGCGTCCATCTTTTCTTTGCGTTGGATCATTAAATCTAGGGTCACACGCACGGTCTGATGAGTCATTCCCTACACCTCCAGTTAGGTGTTTCTACCAGCAATTTCCCCGCTGCCGATGCACATTTTCGTGCGGAATTGTCACTCATACTATGCCGCGCTTCGGTACCTGTCAATCCTGGTAATGCTATTGATACTGAACCATTACTGAAGTATTCAGTACTCATATCCCATCCACAGCCTAAACCCAACATCTGCCATCATTTAAAAGTGCGTGCGATAGAGCACGAAGACATATTAAAAAGGGCCTTGCCGGTTTGCATAGCATGTCATGTGGATATGAATACTCCTGGACAAGTAAACTTTTGTGTATCAAACGCCGCCGCCGCAAGCCAGATGCCTTTCGTAGGGCGATTGCCAGAGCCCTCATCGAGGCACGCCAGCGCACAGGCCTCTCCCAGGAGAGGCTAGCGCTAGAAGCCGGCGTCAACCGGACCTTTGTCAGCGGCATCGAGCGGGGATTGCACGAGCCGACGTTGCGGACGATCTGGCGGTTGGCACCGAAACTCCACACCCAACCCCGCAAGCTCATCGCCCTGATTGAGGCGTACCACCCGCCTACAGACGGCTAGCGCTTTTAAACGAGAGGGGTTAAGCCTTGGCTACTGCTGAAGCGGGTTGAGCATTGTCGGCGCGCGCCGCACCGTTGAGCGAGCCGATCAACTCCTTTCTCCACTCCGAATCGGCGACCCGGAGCGGTGATTGCTCCAGGACATCGATAAAGGCTTTGACTTCATCCTTTTCCAGTTCCACGGCTTTGGTGCCGTAGTCCCGCTCCGGCAGGCGCCAACTGGTCCGCTCCCCATCGCTCACGAACTCCGAGACCGTCTTTTCCTCATCGCTGAGGCGAATCTTGGCGATCACCCGGAGATAGACGTCCGTTTCCTTCAGCTTGGGAACCTCGTAGGCTCCGATCAGGTTCCAGAGCATGAATCGCTGGTAGAAGTTGAGAGAAAGAGTCTGCATTACAGCACCCTCGTGTTCACCACCGTCTCCACCACAATCTTGAGCGCTTCATCGGTGATGGTCGAATCGCCATCGGTCGGATCGATCCCTTCATTCTGGACGGCTGCATCCATCGTCACCATCGGTTGGATCTTCATCGCCGTCTGATCCGGTTGATTGGAGGTCTCCGCCGCCCACTTCAGCTTCGTATTGTGAAACGACGTGCCAGATGCTTCGCCAAATATATAGTTCGAGTAGTTCAAGGACGCCACTTTGATCCGGCCGCGGAAGGGCAGGTTGTTCATGAGGGCATTGCTTTGGTCATAGTCCAACGGCATTCTGTAAAGCTCCTTTGTTCAGTTTCGTTGCTCCAAAGTAAGTAAGCGCCGGTGCAATTGCTGGATCGCCAGCATCTGCTGGCAGATAAGCTGGATCGGGTCGTAACAAAGCACGTCCGTCTCTTCCTCATCCGGGGATAGCTTTTGCCTGAAGGAATACACACTGTCCGGCAACACGGCTTGCAGTTCATCGGCGATGATCGAAGAAGCTCGCCTGCCCGCCGTGAATCCGCCCAATCCGTTGTACTCGAACGCTACCGGCCTGAGTCGATCAATAATCGATAGGCCACCTTCCAGATCGGTGATGTTCCGCTTCAAGCGGCGATCTGAGGTGTAGTTGGAGTACACGTCCACCCGATCCGCATAGACGTTCACAACCGTACTAACCCCAGTGCCTTGGACAAAATTAATTACGGATCTGGTCGCCATGAAATTGCCGTTATTCTGAACGGTAACTCCGGTTGGGTAAGTGGCTAGCTGCGCGGCGAAGTTGGCCAAGGTGTAATAGCGGATGAACTCGTCGCTGGATGCGTAGACCCGAGTAATCGGCGTCGTGCCATTGTCGCCCGATATGGTGTTGATCCAGGTCGTCCAGAGATATCCACTGCCATCAGTCGATGCGACCTTATTACCTTGCCGTGTATCTCCGTTCGGAACAGCGAGGCCATTGATATTCGCATTTACCGTGATATTCTGGCACCGGAAGTTTCCGTACCCCGTGCCGGGGTTGTCGCGCACGCAGAGCGTGCCGCCCCAGTCCATCGCAAGCTGAGCCGCGACCACACCGGACCAATGAAAGCCGATGCGTGGCGCATAGTTCCAGTCGCCTGCGGAGCCGCCGCCCGCCATATTCGTTTCACGGATTTCGACGGCGGCATTGCTAAACGCCGCAGCTACAGACCTACTAACTGCCTGCATTCTTGCAAGAGCATTAAGCTGACCCTCGACATTTACGACACCGATGGGAAAGCTTACTGGGACTCCCCTTATCTCCAGCGGAATATTTGTGCCGCCTGCGCCATCGACAGCACTGATCGCTACCGCACCACCAACGTTCACTTGATCCTGGACTGCAAAATGTCTAGTGGCGCTCGCTGCAACCCGGAACTTATAGCCGCTTGGCTCCGTCCCGATCCCCACGTTGCCCGCTGCCGTGATCCGCATGCGCTCCACATTGCCCGTATAAAAGACATGTGCTCCCGCTGCGGAAAGGCCTGCGTCATAGCGCATAGCGCCGAGATCGATCCCGAAGCCGAAGTAATTAGTGCCATCGTCATAGACCGCAAGCTTTTGCGAGATCGCCGTTCCACCAAGCGAAAGCTGATAATTCGGGCTTCCGGCCCCGATCCCTACGTTGCCGCCTAACGGATTGATTCCCAAGGCATCGGCCGTGCCATTGTTAGTCGTGCGTTTCGTCTGTATCCATGCCGAATACGGTGAGCCCGGTAGCGATCCGAAAGCCAAGCCGATACTCGTACCGAATGCAAAATATATGCCCTCTGTGTCAGCGGACAAATTCGGGTTGGTGGAATCCGCATTGACCTGCAACCGTGCCTGCGGATTCCCCTGGTTGATCCCCACGTTGCCCGCCGCCGTGATCCGCAGGCGCTCGTTGAGTGCGCCAAGCTTGGCAGCAAAAAACACCAGAGCGCCTGAATCAATCGCGCCATCTGTGATCCCTAAGATTTGCCCGATCCGTTTCTCGGTTGCGCTGATCGCATAATTTGCAAAACTCAACGCACCCATGTTTACGCTAGTGCTGGAATTACCGCACGCAGTGATAGTGCCGCAATGATCGCTCGGTGTAGTCTGTCCAACTATTAGAAAAGACCACGGCACAGCGACATGAGGCAATGTTGCCGCGTTATTCCCAATCCCCACGTTGCCCGTATTAATCAACCGGAACCCCGCCCCATCGATATCCTGCGTCCACGGGGTTTGCGATCCGCCGCCGCCAGTGCTGATCGGAACGCCATTCACGCGGTAGCTGCCGGAAATATTAATATCGCCATTCACATCAACGGCATAGCCCGCACTGAGTTTGCCCACGGCCACATTGCCGCCCAACGGCTGCAAAGATAAGCCGTAACTCTGATTGGTGTTGTTCCGGTTCTTGACCTGCATCCACATGATGGTCGTAGTGGCGTCGTTGCCGATAAGCAATGTGGGGTTGCCGGAGTTGATGCCCACGATGCCGCAGTCCGCACTCAGGGAGGGATCTCCGGCAGCGCCGGTCGCCTGCAACCGCACCGTGCTGCCCGCCGCCGCCGTATTGACCAAGACCTTGCCGGGATTCGACAGTGTGAATCCGGCACCGTCGATGTTCTGGGTCCACGGCGTTTGCGAGCCGCCGCCGGGAATCGTAACTACCGTTCGACCGTTGGCTGCATCGTCAGTTACCGCCACGCCCGCTCCGACAAAGTTGAGCGCTACGCGCTGCGCCAGCGGCGAGCCTTCATCCTGGATGGTGTGGCCTGCACTGGCTCCGGGGATCGTCACCGTATAGCGGTTGCCGCCCGCATCATCCGTAACCGTGACGCCCGCGCCCACAAAGTTGAGTGCAGAGCGCGTAGTCATCAGGTTGCCTTCATCCTGAATGCTGGTGGGCGGTCCTTGCGGCCCCTGAATCCCCTGGGGGCCTTGGATTCCCTGGATACCTTGATCGCCTTGTGGACCCTGCGCTCCCGTGTCACCTTTCGGACCCTGTGGACCCGGATCCCCTTGCGGACCGGTTGCTCCTACCGGCCCCTGTGGCCCTGGATCGCCTTGCGGACCAGTCGGACCGGGATTACCCTGGATGCCCTGTAATCCTTGCGGACCCTGTAATCCTTGCGGTCCTTGTGGGCCTTCAGGACCAGCCGGACCTTGTACCCCAATCTCTCCCTGTGGCCCGGGCGGTCCCTGATTCCCTTGCGATCCCTGCGGGCCGATCTCACCTTGTGGGCCGGGATCCCCTTGTGGGCCAGTGGGCCCTGGTAACCCCGTGGGACCTTGCGGGCCCGTGTTGCCGGTATCGCCCTTCAATCCCTGTGGGCCCTGCGGTCCTGGATCACCCTGCGGGCCAATTGGCCCAGCAGGACCAGCGGGACCCTGGATCAATCCGGCGTCCGTCCATCCGCTATCGGACCACACCCACAGGTGGCCGGTGTCCTCAGTAATCCACGCATCGCCGGGATTCCCAGTTGGCGGCAGATCCGCCGCGGTAGGCACACTTCCCTGGATGGCAATCGATGCGCCTGGCGGGCCCTCTGGCCCTTCCGGTCCCGCTGGTCCTTGGATGCCCTGCGGACCCTGTGCGCCGGTGTCGCCCTGGATCCCCTGCGGGCCGGGATCCCCTTGTGGCCCGATGGGACCAGGATCGCCGGTTGCTCCGGCTGGACCGATTGCACCCTGCGGGCCTTGCGGACCCTGTGGCCCCTCGACACCGGCTGGGCCTTGGATCCCCTGAGGACCAGTCAATCCTTGCGGTCCCGTCGCGCCCTGCAATCCTTGCGGCCCTGCCGGACCAGCAGGACCCTGTATGCCCTGCGGCCCAGGAGGACCTTGCAGCGGGCCAGCATCGACCCACTCGGTGCCGCTCCAAACCCAAACATGGCCGGTATCCGCAGCGATCCATGCATCGCCGGGATTGCCGCTCGGTGGCAGATCGCCCCAGCTCGGCACCGTGCCCTGGATCGCGAGGCCGGTTCCAGGAGGCCCTTGTAATCCCTGCGGTCCCTCTGGCCCTTCTGGCCCGGTAGCGCCGGTAGCGCCCGTAGCACCCTGGATCCCCTGGGGGCCTTGGATTCCCTGGATACCTTGATCGCCTTGCGGACCTTCAGGACCCGTCGCGCCAGTCGGTCCGATCGGACCAAGATCGCCTTGCGGCCCTTCGGGACCTTCCGGACCCATCGGCCCTTCGGGACCTTGCGGGCCTTCCGGGCCAGGCGGGCCGGGGATCGGTAATCCGGTGCCGAAGACGGCCGTGAACTTCTGATGGGGCTGGAAGGTGGCGCGGAGCTTCTGCTTGGGCTTCAACGTCGCGGTGAACTGCTCGCTCATGCTGCCGTGGCTCTGGTGACCTCTAGCGTCACCTCGACATCGCCGGTGAGAACCGTGATCACCGTGCCTACTGTATCGGTGAGTTCCAGATCCCAAACGTAGGCTTGCTTCAGGGTTGCGGTGACTTCGTGCGCCAGGGCGAGCGAGATGATGTTGGGCAGTTGAATCGTGGTGGTGAGTTCAGCGACTACGGCCGTGCTGTCCGCAGCGCCGGTTCGGATCTGCGCTCGCGCCGTGTAGCCGGTGAGATCGGCATCCGTCCCGTCGATGTTGAAGACGTTCACCGTGGCGGCGTAATCATCGCCCTGGTAGATCGAGAGATTGGCGCACTGTGCCATTAGGAAAATCCTACACCGGATTAGGCTGTGTAGCCGTAGTTGTCAGCGGCGATCACCGCACCTCCATCGCATTCGCAAGCTCGCATATAGAACATCACAGCGGAACGGGGAAAGTTGGCGAAGGCGCCGATGCCATCCACCCCGCCCGTGCCGAGGTTTGCCGGACTGATCCCGCGCACGGCATCCCAGGAGGGCCAGAAATCAAAGAATAGGGACTCGCTCCACGTGGTGCCGTCGCTGGTTACGCTTCGATAAATACGCATTGAGTAAGTGAATGCATCGTGTCCGAGTTCCCCATCTTCACTGGTGTGCAGCGCGGTCAGTTGCGAGCCATCTTCAGAGACCAGCCCGGTAATATCGACGGTGCTGTTGTTGGCGCTGTCCGTGGAACTGGCGCTGTGATTGGCAATGGCAACTTCGCTGAACGCCGTGGGCAAAGCCGCAGGCGTGCCCACCTTCGCATTGCATAACTCTCCCCGTACGGCAAAGATGTACACCTTGTTCTGAAAAAACGAAATTGGTCTTCCGTGGCCGAGATCAACCCTCTGCGGGCCGTTGAATACTTGGGTGTCGAGTAGGGTAACGGGGCCCAGTGCGCCGCTGGTCTGAAGGACTCGGTGGTAATAGAGCGTGTTGCCGGAGACTTCCACATAGGAATACACACAATGGATGTTTTGGCTGGCCGGTTCGATTGCCGCACCACGGAAGTTGATATCTTCAGGGTCCGGCGTATGATCCGTAATCACCTGTGGCGCGGACCATGCTGAACCGTTCCAAATGGTGTACTTGATCCGTGTATCCGTCGTGCTCGCGAGCAGCGACTCAAACAGCACCACTTTGTCGCCATTCGCTTTAATCAGAAGATCCCCGCCCCCAAAAAAGATAGCGGGGCCAGTTCTTGCATAGCTTGCCCCCCAGGTGTTGGTCGAACAAGCAAAATCCTTCAGCGACAAAGGGAACCCCGCGACATCGCCAGCTTCATATGCGACCGTGATACGCTGGTTCACCGCATCAAAACACACGAATCCCCAGGGCACCGAATTAGCCTCATCCATGCATTCCCACGTCTGTCCTGCATTCAGACTGCGAAATACTAAGCCAAGGCTCGCATCCCCTACACCATAGGTGTACAAAGCCTCGCCTACTTTCCACGGCCCATAATGAGTATCGTCGGGTGGCACAACAATAGTCTTGTTACTTGGTGTGGAATCGGGATCCGGTATGTGCACCTGAATGTAGAACCTGGCCATCGGTTTATTCCAATTGCACCGTGCATTTCCAAGCGGCCGAGCCCTGGGTGATGTCTATCGAAAAGATGTCATCGAGAGCCACGGGAAACGGCACAGTCGTAAAGTTCGTGAATTCCAGCAAGTCGCCACCAGCGGCGCTGGCCGGAACGGTCACAGGTGCATCAAAAATGGCCACGTTGTCGCGACGAATAGTGAAGATCAGATCGGCACCGCCGGGCGCTTTGACGACCACGACGCAACGCGTCAGAGAACCGGAGCGCGGCGCTGGCAGCATGGGGCCGATGTTCACGCCGGCAGAGCCGTTGTTGATGATGAAGCCGATGACCAGCCCGCCCGCTCCCGAGCCGCTGCCGCCGCGTTCGTACATCCAGTTGCCGGGTGCTGCCATAACTCAACCTGCCGTAATTCGCACACTATTCCCCTTGCCGGTGAGATCGATGGACGTGCTGCCATCGTAGAACGTCTCGTCCGGGTAAGCATCGATCCGCACCGGCCCATCGCCATCGTTGAACACCAGCAGCGGCCTGCCCTGGTACACATAGAGCGGCGGAAGCTGGATCACAACCAGACCCGCGCTCGTATCCGCGCGCAACGTGTGATCCGTGGGCAGCGCATCCCAAGGCCCCTCTGCCGGTCCCACCACGCGCACCGTAGGCGGCTGGCCGAAGATGTAGATTTCGCGGTATACCGCGAAGCTTTCATCGCTGCGCCGGCCTTGATCATCGACCAGGAAACCGCCCACCAGGGCCACGCGATCGCGCAGGTTATCCACGCGCATCCGGATATCCACATCGACGCCGGTGTGCGACACCGACAGCTTGGAGCTTTGCGAGGTGTATACCCAATCGGCTTCCTCCACGATCACGATGGACGTCTGATCGGGGATGACATCCCAGTCCGGCGTTACGGTAAGCTCCAGTTCCGTGTTGGCGATGATCGAGCGGTATTGTCCCGCGCCTTTCCCGCGGAGGATGCGCACCACGCGGTTGACTTCATCGCCGGGAACCAGGCCGGCGTGATTGAATTGCGTGCGCGAGACAAAGTTGTCCCACATCGTATCGGTCACCGTGTTGGCGGTCGCGCTGGTTGCAATCGAACGGACGATGAGCACATCGCTTGCCTGCACCGAATCCTCCGGTAGCGCGCGCACGCAGTCCGGGAACACGGTAAGCGTGCCGGTGGCGGAGTCAAACGCGGTCACGGTGAAGTTCCACAAGGGCGCGCTGCCATCCGATTGATCGGCTAACGCTGTGAGGATTCGGCCGATCCAGTTGTCGGTGCTGCCGATGAAATCGGTGGAGACCATCTGGTTGTTGGCGGGTACCTCCTTCACCAGCACGCCCGCGATCCCCGAGTGCCACACGTGCTTGGCGGCGATCTCCACAGCCCTCGCAGAAGGGTTGGGTACCGCTTGCGTCATGGGATGGATGGGGCCCTGAATCTGAAGCGTGAGGGGAACCGGTCCTGACCCTCCGAACTGCCAGCCGATCCGTCGCCTGTCAAGGCCCGCCCACACATCGTAGCCTGTCCAGGTGCCCGATGACGGAACTATGTGCAGCTCGAGGGCGCGATCCGTGAAGCTGGAGCCGAACCACAGCGCTGAGAGATTCGAGGGGTAGGTGGGCCGGCCATTGGCATCCCGCTCCGTAACCGTCGCGTAGTAAGTCTGCGGACCATCCAGCACGCCGCTCGCGGCCGGGCCCATGAGGATCACCACGATGCGCGGCTGCGCGGTTTCCGCGAACTGGTTGATGGGAAACTCGCCCGACACCCAGATGGCCGGATCCCAGATGCCATCCCGCGTTACGGTGTAGTCCTGCCAGAGTTCAAAGGTGCGCTCGAGGGCATCGGGATAGAGCGGATCGTCCGGGAACGGTGCAACCTTGTTGGGCATCCACGCGAGCCCGAAGGGCGAGGGCAGCAACTCCGGTGGCACCGGCACTACCGCGACATCCTCCGGCTTGGGGCCGAAGGTGAGATCGTACATCGCGTTGGTGGTGCAGGAGGCCTGAATGTCGATGGAGTAGTCGGGATTGAGGGTCCAACGCTGGACTCTACCCTCCATGCGGTCGTTGGGGAAATCCGCATGATCGAGCGAAATGATATCGCCCACCTGTACGGCCAGCGCCAGGATGGTGGTGCGGAAGGTGAAGTTGCGCGCGTCGCGCTGCTCCTGCGGGCCCACCCCGCCCAGCTCCTCGCGTAAGCGCGTGGAGACGATCCGCGCGGCCTGGCTCTTGTTGGACACGCCCACCAGCGAGATCGTCGACGTGGTGTACTGCGGCGAATCCGGCTTGCCCGCTACCGCGGCCTGATCGATGTCATACACCGAGGAGTTGTTCAATTGCCAGTCGAACTCCTCATCTCCGAATTCGCCCACCAGCCAGTTGAACTTGGGTTGCACCGGCGCGATTGCCAAGCTCTTGAAGAGGATCGTGGCGCGCGTGAAGCTGCTCTTGGCGCCGGAGTGAAAGCGAATGCCGATCCACAACTTTCCATTGACGAACGTGAAGTAGCCCAGGCACCCGTTCATGATCTCCTGGAGCCAATCCTTGAGCGGCTTGCGCTCCTTCAAAGCTCCCCGGAAGGGGAACTGGCGCTCATCGCCGGTGCCCACCAGCTTGGGCACCATGCGATCGCACACGGCCGCGCTGGCGACGGCCGCATCGACATCGAAGAAGGCTTCCATCATCTCTGGCGGCACCGAGGCCTCGTTCGCCGGATCGAGACGCAACCCTACGGCGCGGAGGTAGATGTTGACAGCGACCCAGACGGGATTAGAAAGCTTCGGCATCCAGGCACGCGCGCCCGGAGCGGTCCAAGTCCAGCCACCGATGCCGCCGGTAACCGTAACCGTCATGGCGCGATCGCGGACGCTGGAGAGCTGGAGGCCTTTCTCATCGCTGCGGCGGATCTCGGCGAAGGCCAAGCCGGCGGTATAGGTAACGGCTCCGTTATCTATCCATCGTTCGCCATCCCAGACCCATAGATGCTGCACATCCTCGGTGACCCAGCCATCACTCTTCCGATTCCCAGTCGGAGGAAGATTAGCAGCAGTGGGCACCCAGCCCTTGACGTCCTGAACCCATGGCGCTTGATCCAGCGCGAAGAAATCCTCATCTGCTGCAGGGTCGTTGCCTACGATGCCGCGCCAGCCGCCGTAGTTCCTGGGATCGTGCGGCGGCGAACCGTCCAAGCGATGATGAAAGAGGTCCTGCGAGTAACCCGCAATCGGCCCCTCGCCGACAATCCCCAGCGCCGAGTAGAAATCGCCCTCATCGCGGCCGCCAGCCACATCGCAGGTCACCACCATCGGAATGTCGGTGTAGATCTCCTGGATGGGCCGCTGATAGACCGTGTCCTGCGCCACCGTAACGCTGGTGAAGGTCGAGCGCCCGAATCCCCAGACGCCGGTGGAGTTGTCCTTGACGCGAACCGCTTTTGGCAGGACGATCAGACCGCCGAAGGATTTGGGCACGCCGCGGATGTTGCAGGCTTCCCAGGTCTTGGGGCACTCCAGCTCGGCGCTCACGGATGGGCAGTAGCGGCCCTTGTAGACCTTCCAGCAGGAACGCGTGGTCATCCGCGAGGGATAGGCCAGGCCGAGCTCGAACACCCCATCCGATACCGGCAACTCAAAATTGCCATCGTTGTCGAAGGCCCAGCCTTGCGCAAAGCCGGCCCACAGATTCACCAGCGTTTCGGTCTGCACATGATACAGCGAGAACTGGACCAGCGCCCGGTACAGATTGACCTGTTTTACCAGTTCGGTCCAGACCCGATCCGCGTTGGCGAACTGGAAGCTGGTCCCATCGGAGGATTCATCGAGCGTCTGCGAGAGACTGTTCCAGCTGACCAGACGCGGTAGGTACAGTTGACCGTCCAGCTCCAGGCGGCGGTCGGAGAGATACAGCGGCTCCGCGAGCATGCCGCTGCGATCCTCGATGCGAATGAGCGGGATGATCTTCTGCACCTGCGCGGTGAGGGCGGTATCGAAAACCGCATCCGGGAAGCGATCCAGCTCAGCGGTGACCGTGTACGTAGGCGTGGCTTGCCCCACTTCCACCAGGGTGAGACCCGGCCAGCCGGTAATCAGTCCTACCATGTGATCGAAGGCGATATTGGGATTCTCGTAGCGAACGCGGTAATCCACGGGCTGCTGGTCAGCGCCGGTGTAGGTGTACAGGAACTCAGCGTAGAGCCCGCGCGCCTGTATCCAGTGGGCTTTGAGGAGGTCGTATTCCGTGCAGGAGAGGTGGTCCCGGTGGACCCGGAAGCGCCGGGCTCCATCGCCCAGCTGAAAGCGCTGCTCGGTCTTCAGACCCGGCTGATCGAAGACATGCGTGGCGATGGGCGGCTCGAAATCCATCCCCGTACCGAAGTCACCCTTCAATGGAAACGGGTCGATCAGCGGCGGCGGGATGATTTCGATGGGGCCCAGGAAATCGTTAGGCACTCACGCTACCTCGCGCAACCCGAAGCTGCAGGTGGAGCGAGGCAGACGGATGTCTTCGCTCCACGCGCCATCGAACACGACCGTATACCGGCCATCGGGGCTCACGCCGGTGGGATCCCAGGTCCACGGCGGGACGGTTTCACGGAGGTTGTAAAACCAGAACGGTTCAGCGATGTGACCCATGTAGAAATCGCGTAGCTCGGTCCACTGCTCTGCGGTGAGCGGCCGTGTGAGCTTGAAGAAGTGCCGCTCGAAGATCACCAGGGGCCGGCGGATGGCCCAGCCGTCCTGAAGCTGATTGAGGTCCGCTTCGACGCGCAGTTCTTCGTTGAAGGCCAGCGCCAGGCCATAGGGCATCACTTCGGTTGGCTCGGCGGGTTGGATATTGGAAGGCATAAGCGATGCGAATCAGCGCCCGCATTTATCCCATTGATTGGTCACCCATTGCCAACAGCTTGGTAGGCTGAACTTTAAGGCCACATTCATAATGAAGAAGTACTTAATAGCATTGTCTTTTTGCGCCGCAATAATGGGCGTTTTCTGGTCCGCCGCCAATTCGGACAGCCCTGAATATCGGGAAAGGCGTTTGATCGAGGCCGAGGGAGGCCCGAAACCTCCGGGGCCGGACTATAAGCTGGGCACGATTACTTGGGATGGATCGCAAAGGTGCTGCTGGCTCTACACTGTAAAAATTGCTGAAGAAACCAAACAACTGCTTCCGAAAAGACGCCTGAGTTGGGAAAAGTCTATGACTATCCTGCAAAAGGGTATGGAAAGTTGCGCTTTGGGTACGGTGCAGTGCCGTCAGGATTGGCGGGATGCGGCGATTGAAGTCTCCAATGGTAGCCGGATCTGGGCCAAGTCTACCAGCAGTGAATTTCTTAATGATGGTCATCTGTACGAAGGCATCGTGATCGATGGTCCGCATGCCGGGAAAACCGTCTATCTTGACGACCGTTTGATCCGTTTCTAGAATCTGCTTCATCGCATCACCGTCAACGGTTCCACCAGCGCCCCCCGCAAGCTTTGCCGGCTTTCTCCAGATTGCGCCGCCCGGGCCGTCGATGCTCCCACAGCGACCGAGTTCCCCTGGATCACATTCACTACCCGGCCCTCGAAGAGATCGTTGGCCTGCCGCGGATCCAGTTGCACATACAGCCCCTGCGTCGCCCACTGCTGTGTGGTCACGCCGGTATACGGATTCGCGACCATCTGGCCGTTGGAATACACCGGCTGTAGCTGCAGGCCTCCGGCACCGGATTGACCGAAGGTCGCGGCGTACATCGGGCGCGGCATGCCGCTAACACCTTTCCCTGTGGATATTGCGTAGAGATTGACGAGCTCCTGCACTTCGGGCGAGCGGATCGCCAGATCCAGATTGCCGCCATAGCGCTGCTTGGCGATCTCCACAATCTGCTGGCGGATGTTCTTTTCGGTGATGTCAACGCCATAAACTTGCTTGACCTTCTCACGGACCTTTTCATCGGCGCCCTTGATAGTCATGCGAATTAGGCCCGCCGCAAATCCTGCGGCCGCACCGATGGCGGCACCCAGCGGCCCGCCGAACTTCGCGCCGATCAGTGCCCCGCCAGCGGTCGTCATAGCCAAGCCGCTCCAACCGCCGCGCCGCAATCCGGCGTATGCCAGCGTGGCCCCGCCCAGGAGCATCGCCCCACCAGCCGCGCCATGAACGCCGGACGTCTTTGACCCCAGGTTCCCAAGCCACGACAGGGACGATTTCAGGCTTGCCCACTGGGCTCCGAAGCCGGCCAGTTGCGTGGCCCCGCCCATCTGCGAATATTGCGGGCCGGCTGGCGTGTAGCCTCCCATGGGCGAGTATTGCGGCACGGCTGGGGCTGAAGAACGTATCGGACCTTGACCGACCGCGCCCGTGAAACCAGGCGTTCCACCAGGAGCACCGGGCCCAAAACCGCCGAATCCTCCCAGGTTTCCCAGAAGGCCACCCAAGTTGAATCCGCCACCGCCGGCCGTGCCACCTCCTTTGGCACCAAAAAGCGACATCAGCGATCGTGCAACTTGACTGCTGACCACTTCGCGGATCGCCGTAAGCATGGCAGTCTTAAAGCTATTGGCGATGGCCTGCCAGATCGTCGTACTTTTGTCGAGCAGCGCATCGAATACCTTGCCGGCTTGATCCTTGAGGTTTTCGAAGACGCGGCGGTTTTCCTGGGCCACTACGCCGCGAACCCTGGATTGCGCTAATTGAATCGCATTGACGGCGCCTTCGGAAATCTCCCGCTTCTGGATCTCCCCAAGGTCCGAGATTTGCTGCGCCAACTGCTTATGGAATTCCTCATTGAAATTGCCCGCTGCGATGGCAGCCGCCTGCGCCGCGGCGATCTGTCGGCGCGTGGTGCGATCGATGGCGTCCCGTTCCAGGGCTTCCCGCTCCCGGATGCCTTGAATTTCGATCTCGGTCTTGCGCTGTTCGACCGCGATCTTCTGCTCGATGGTGTAAGTTTGGATTTCTTCCAAGCCGGCCACCTCGAGGGCGACGCGCCGTTCTACAGCGCGAATACGCGCGTCGGAGGCGGCATCTTCGATACGCTCCTGGTTCTGTCGGGTCGCTTCAACCTCATAGAGGCCTGCCTTGAGTGGATCGAATATCAATCGCTCTCGGAGTTGACTGCGCCTTTGCGCCAATGACTGCTCAACCTCAAACAAGGTTCTGGCGCGTTCGATCTGCGCCTCTAAAATCGCCTTCTCGCGGTCTTCCTCCTCACGCCCATATTTCAGATTCAGTGCCTTGATTTTTTCGAGAGTCCCGTGCTGAATATCCAACATGGCCTGTCGGGACAATTGGAATCGCTGAACTGCGCCCTTCTCATCGATATATGTACTGCGCTGCTGGATTTCTCGCCGCTCCTCTTCCATGATCCGGTTGCGCTCTGCCGTATAAGCATCCTGTGCCACGCGCCGAGCGCGATTGGCTTCCTTTTCCGCCTGTGCTTCCGTGAGCACCAGTTGGATTCGCGCCACCGAATCGTCGATTTCCTTGCGCATCAATTCCTGTTCGGCTTGTTTCCGCTCGTCTATCGCGCGCATATAGAATTCGTGCGCCTGCCGGTCGGCCTCGGCGCTCTTCTTGCGAATTTCCGCTGCCTTTTTCAGCGCCTCGATTTGGGCGTCAAGATTCTCCTCTGCTACGGGTTTGCCGGTAAGCGGACCGCCTTCGCCGCGGAAAGCCGTCTCCGGAGCGCGACCCCCAAAGTATCTTTCCCGAATCTGTTCATCGGTCAATCCCCGCTTGCGGAGAGATTGCAGGTTTAGTTTGCCGCTTTGCAGATCCTTGAGAACTTGCGACCGTTCCAGTTCCTGGGCGCGATTCTCGATGCCTTTCTGGATGTCCTGGAGCTGAGTGTAGACAATGGCTCCGGCGGCCAGACCGCCGGTAATCAGCAACGCCATCGGATTGCTAGCCATAGCGATTTTGCCAGCCAGCAGTGCTGCATTCAATTCCTTGACCGCGGTGGCTACGCCGAGGATTCCTTGGGCAATCTTGTAGGTGAGACCGCCGGCGGCCGCATATGCCAGGATTTTGAGCCATTCTTTCAGTTGTTCTCTGTTTTCACTGACCCATTTGACGGCCTCGCGCAAGGCCTCTACGATCTTGCGCAATTCATCCGCGAAGTCTCTGCCAATATCCTGACGAAGTTGCCGAAATTGCTGCGCGAGCAGCATCCATTGACCTTCCGCAGTTTTGGCAACGGCGGCGCTGGATCCGGTGACTTTGCCTGCCTTCGCCATGAACTCATTCAGCCGGATGACCTGTTTTTCGTTTTCCGAAAGGGCCCTGCCGAGTGTCCTCTCCGCTATTTCGATGCGTTTGTCGAATTCCACGCGTATACCCAGGGAGCGCAATGCCCGCGCGTTTCCGAATTCAATAGCTTGGACAATCTCCTCGAAGGCTTCGCCGACATCCATATTGGCTTTAAGCGCCGCGAGGTCCTTGGCCATCTGGGCCAGCGGTTGCGCCTTTTCGAGATCCACATTCGCGACGATCATCTTGTTGATGACCTCGAGGGCCTTGTCATCCTCAATGCCCAACTGCTGCACCGCCTCCGAACGTTTCTGGATCTCCTCAGCGGCAATGCCATTAGCTTTCGCCAACTCCAGTGTTGCGACTTCCATGCGCTCGATCTGTGCGCCCTGAATGGCAGCCTGGACACCAAAATCTTTCAACGCGGCCAGTGCCGTTTGAATCGCATTCGTAAGCAGATTGCCACCCACGACACCCTTTAGGAACGTGGAGGTCAAACCCGATATCGCCCCGGTTGCCGTAGCAGTGGCACTTTTCGCCGCACTTCCGATCGACGCAATATTCTTGTTCAGCGTCGTGATGGCCTGATTCGCCGACTGCGATTGGAAATCGACCTGGATGTAGATTCGGTTAGCGGCCATGGGGTTTGGATTTTATCTGCTCGATTTCATGCTTATTGCGCTCCTCAGCCAGGAGGCGCAGGAGCAGGAACTCCCGGTAGCTGATCCGGTCCAGCGGCACCTGGATCCGGCTCTGCAGCGCGAAGTCCAGATCGATGATGATAGACATGATCTGGCCGGTTTGCGACGCCAAATATAACTGCAGTTTTTCCAAAGGGCATTCTTCGCAGGGGGCCGGCTCCTGCAAGCCTTTTTGGACTTCGATCGTCAAAGCCTCGGGGCACTCGTCGGGCGATGGGCACAGGCGGTCCCTGCGCATCATCCGGTGAAAGATGAAACGCGGCGACGGCTGTTCCGGCCAGCCGCCACCGTCTAAAAATGCTTCTCCTCATTCGTGGCGCTCACCTCCCGGTCGAGGTAGTCGATGACGGCGCGGATCGCCGTGTCCTTGTGGATCGCCGGAATCGGACCGGTATAGTCAGCGCTTTGGCCGCCGCAGGCGTCCCAAAGCTTCGCGCCTGGCTCGAGGGGAATGCGGAGCTCCTGCTTGTTGTAGGGAAGATCGAGGACGCGCACGGTGCGTCGGAGTGCCAAGACCTGATCGGCAGACGGCAGCCGCAGCCGGTGGCTGACCATGCCGCCCATTACTTGGAGCTCGACCAACGCTTCGTCGCCTTCGAGCCGACAATCAGTGACGTCGCACTGGGCCAGGACTTCGAAGACGCGCGTGGCTTCCCCTGGTGTCAACGGCGGCGCGCCATTCTGCTTGATCTTCTCAAAGACACGCAGGTCGCTGTCGCCTGAATCGATCGATGTTTCGCTGATGCCGCGGCCCAGTCGCGTGATGAGAATCTTGCGCCGCCTGGCGCGTTCCGACCACTCTTCATCCGTAGGCCAGCGCACCAGCAGTTCCTGCTTTCCCGCGCCAGTGCGGGCGGTGATCATAATCTCTGCTGTGGTATCGAACATAGAAGATCTCCTAGTTATGGCGTAAGGTAATCGCCCAAGATGCCATCCTTGGTCGTCACGGCGCACATCTTGACATAGGGCTCCGTGGAGGGCGGCAGCGGTTTCAGCGGGGTCAAGGTCACTTCCACGGTTACGATGCCATCGGCTTCGCCGTTCACCACGTTGGAGATGCGCGCGCGCGGAATCGTGATCGATATGCTATGCACCGCCGTGCCCTCGAGCGCGCCGGTCAAGGTGATGGTTACGGGTCCCTCCGTGCCCGCAATCAAAGCGTCAAACTCGCCCGCTCCCTTGCAGGCGCGTGCGGTGAAGGTGAGCGTGCATTCGCGGGTGCCATACTCCATACGCCCACGGATGGCGTAGCCGTTCTGCGTTCCCGAACCGGGATAGATGCCGGTATCCAGCCGGACGTTGTTGTTCCACCCGAACGTAAGCGAGATAAAGCTCTGAGCGGCGACGTAATCCACTCCTAGGATGCTGATGGCGGCCGACGCGGCGTTGAGAAAGTGCTCTGCGGTTACAGCGGGCCAGGGCGTATAACCCGATGGGCTCTCCACTCGGCCGGTGCCGACAAAATTCGCCGTGACGCGGCAGTTGTTGCGGCCCGGTCCGGATTCGAGCGTCAGTGTGAAATCGTTGACGACCATTCCCACCAGGGCCCGGTCGACCACGGAATCAGGCGGCGTGCGAATCTGCTCGGCCCAGGTGAAGGCGGGGAGATTGATACAGGCTACCGCTGGATCGGATGGCTCCGCGCAGTATTGCCAGCCGTTTCCGGCAGCCGTCTTCGTGACCGCGCCCGTAGCAAAGCTGAAGAGCCACGCCATGAACTCGCTGGAGACGTATTTCTCCAACGCGACCGCCGTATCCATGTGCGATGGGTAGACAGTCGTCGGGAACTCATCGCCCTTCCCGATATCGTTGGCGTCGGTCTCGGTGTTGGGAGTCACGACGGAGAGGGTGGGATTGGTCTTGGTTAAGCTCCAGAGTTCTGCGAGAGTATTTTTGGTTTCGAGATCCGCCTGCGCGACGAACCCGAAGGCAATCTTGGTTTCCCGTACATTTGCTGGGCAGCAAGGTGACATGGATTATGCGTCTCCTGTTTCTTTGGTTTCCGTCGCGATGACGTAGTAATCGATTCCTTCCGCGTCCGGGACGCGGGAAATGTTGATGATCTGAGTCGGCTCTACGCCGCTCATCACCGGGCAATAGCGCCAGCGCAGGCCGTCGCCGGGCACGGGGATGCCGTTCACCAGCAGGTTGATCAACTCGATCGGGGATCCCTTGCGGCGTGCGCGCACATAGTAGGCGTAACTATGCAGCCAGCAGCCGATTTCCTCCTCGGCGAAATTGGTTTCGATCCACGCGACCAGGATGGAACCAGGAGCGCTTTCATAGACCGCATTGGTGAGGGAGTTGCGGTCCGGATTGAGATCCTGGTAAGCCACGATCGCCTCGGGATTGCCATTCAGCGCAGCCACGAGGTCCGGGATAGCGCGGAACTTATCCACCATGGCGTTCGTGAGTGCGATGAGATCAACCAATCAGTTCCTACCTCCCCGTCACCGGGATCCAGGCCTGCTTCAGTGCTTCGCCGTATTGGCGCTGGGCTTCGTTGAAAACTACGATCTGATCTGTTCCCGACAGACCGATCATCTGGGCGAATGCCTGCGCGCCCTGCGCCCGGGCGCGCGTCTTGCGAGTGGAGTTTTCCGCGCGGATGACGCCGTTGATCGCCTTCCGCAGTCCGAAGTTGGCCAGCGTCTCGCCCGAGAGGTGCATGTCGCGGATGGGACGATGCACGCCGCGGATCTTCTGTTTGATGAACAGATACCGCTTCGATAGCGGCTTGGCCCCCTGATCGTTGGCGTCGATTCCCTTCGACCAGCGCAGTTTCTGAGCGGCGACCATCTTCTCACCGATGGCGGTAAGTGGGCCCTGGTCGAGGGTCGCTTTCTTGACCTTGCCGCTCTTGGTGACCCGCACATTCAGGCCATCAGCCATTGAGGTTCTCCTGCAGCACCAGCCGCGAATGGCCGGTGGCCGTAGCCCGCACGTCGACGACGTCGTAGATCAAGCCATTGCTCTCGACGGCGTCGCCACGCTTCGGCTTGGCCGGGGTGGAGTCCGTGGCAATCCAGAAGATGGAATAGCGGCCCGGCGAGAACCCCTCGCCTTCGGCTCCTTCCTTCCAGATGCCCATGACCGGCTGCGCCAGGCTGTCGTCATGGTCCGGCCAGTAGTTGACTTGCCTGCCGAACATCGACAGTTCCCAGGCCCAGAGGTTGGGGACGTAGACCGAAATGAACGGGTTGATGTAGCTGGCCATCTTGACTCCCGCCCCGCGCGGGCTGCCGGGCAGTGGCGTCTGCGGGATCCGGCAACCGGCGGAGCTTTGTCTCCGGGCTCTCCTGCGCGGAAGACCTCGTTAGACGACCTTCGCCTTGACGCTGGCGTTGGGCCGGTATGGCACGAGCAGCGGCGCCGATTGCAGCATGACGAAGCGCACGCTCGGGTCCGGCTCGATCCAGCTTTTGACGAAGTAGGGCACGGCCTGTAGGCCGGCTTCTTCATCGCGAATCGCGCCGTAGGCTTGCACGCCGGCGAGCAGTGGCGACGTGAGGATCACGCAATCAGCAGGGATGATCGGCAGTTCGTTGCCCGTTTCGGGATCGACATACCAGCCGACGTACTGCCAGATGTTGAAGATATCGATGGTGCCCATGAACACGCCGCCCTCCGTCGAGGGTGTGTTCAGGTTGAGGGTGGGAGGCGCACCGATGCCACGATAGAGATTCAGATAGTTCTGGACGATTTCATTGTTCGAGAATGCGGTCCATGCATCCGGTGCCATGATGACGTCCTGCAGCATGATCCCCTGGGATTGCAGGCCCAGTTGGGCCCAGGTGCGCAGATTCGCAACCGGGTCTGCTGTGGGATCGGTCCATAGCGGATTGGCCACGACAGTGTTCCCCGGAGCACGCCCGAAATCCACCACCACCTGTGGATACTTGTCGCCCTCGATAGTGCATTTCCCGGTCGCCAGGATCTCGCCGGCCATCACCTCGAGGCGGCGCCGCAGCATGGTGAGCTGATCCTGCATCTCGATCGCCATGAGCGCACGCAGCCGGTTCATCGGGCTCATCGTGCCGCCGATCGCCTCACCGGGCGCGCGCTTGAGCGGCTTATTCATGTCGAAGACACGCTTGTCTTTGATGTAGGCGGGCTTATAGGTGAAGGTCTGCCATCCCAACGGGGCGATGATCTGCCCTTCGACCAGTGGAGAAACGAACGGCGCGACGCGGCGCTTGCCGTTCAGAACGTCGAAGTGAATCTCCTCGGATGTCTCGGTCTGAGTGTTCCCAAAAAAGCGATCCACCAGAAACTGTGGATCGCCCAGCAGGCTTTGCAGCACTGCATTCATGACATCGGTCGAATAAATATCGGCCATGTCGGTTCCTCTCCTCTGGAGAGCCTGAGGAATGGGGTCTTGCCGCTCCATCCGCCATCGCCAATAGCGGAGGGAGCAGCGCTTCTAAGAAATCGGAAAATTACCCGCCGAGTTTGGGGATCTGGCCGTCTTTGTTCATGACGCTCTCGACCAGGATGCCGACACTCCGCAGCGCCTCCGCACACTCTTTCTTGCCGAGGGCGCCGAAGTCCATAGCGTTCTCCTTCATCTTGCCGCTGACATAGACGATGCATTCCACGGTGCCGCCAGCAGCGACGGGGTCGATGTTCTCTGCCAGCACGGCGTTGCAGTCTGTAGCTGCGGCGGGGATGGTAATCGCATTGGCGGAAACATCCAGCTTCACTACCAGACCGCGCGACCGTTTTCCAACGGCGAGCGCAGCTTGCGCTTTACGAGTCACCACATGGTGTCCGTCCGAGAGGAGAGCATCCTGGTAGAAGTCGCCCTCCTGGGAAAAACTGGCTAGGCCAAAATTCGGAATTGGTGCTGTTGACATGGTTCAGAGAGTCCTTTCCTAATTAGGCGTTTACGCGCTGCGCTTTACTCGCTGGTGCGCTGGCAGGAATGCCAGGATCCGCGCGGCTTCGGCTTGTGGGGAATCGTCGCCGTCTTCGGTACCGACTCCAACCTTTGGATTCGGCACTTTGCCCATCGCGGTCGCTAATGGGTTAGCTGGCGGCGCGGGAGGCGCTGCCTTGGGCGCGGCTGCCAGAATGCGTTTGGCGCTGTCGACTTCGAGACCGGGCGTCAGCGCGAGTTGCTGTGCCTGCGCCTCGTGGCCCTTGGCTTCGTCGAGTGCGAGAATCGCCGCGATGCGGGTTCGCTCGGTTTCGGCGGTATTGATTGGTTGTTGTTGTGGTGGACTAGGATTCGGCGACGTAACCACCGGATCCGTAGGATTGCTTGCGGCCATTGAAAACACCTCCTGTTTGGTGGAATTCAACTCGGTAAGGAAACCTTCGAGCGAGCCGATGTCATCGGCCATCTGCGCGCGGATCGCGGCGCGGCCCATCACCAT